CGATTTCCAGCAGTCATGTGATGTTTTAGCCTTGGGAGGTAATGTTTATCTTATGCCTTTACATTTATTTAAAAATAGAAAAGATATGAAGGCATTACTTACACGGAAAGATCCGATGCAGTTAAATTCTACCTTTCGTGCTATAGTTAGTACTGAACACATGGTACCTATTCCAGGTAAAGATTTGTGTATTGTATCCATAGCATCTGGAGGTATATTTGCTGATATTAAACATTTATTTCCCGATCATATCACAGCCAGTGGTTTAGCCACTTTTCTATATAAAGAAAGGAGTGGTGAACTTAAAGAAAGTGTTATACGTTTGGCGTACACCAAGGACTCTGAATCTGGAGGACCAGGTTACACTTATGATTTACCTTATAACACTTTTACTGGTTTGTGTATGGGCACAGCTATTGCTAAATATGCTCGCAATTGTATAGCATGTGTCCATTTACGAGGTATACCTGATACCCCACGGGGTAAAGGATTGATTATAACTCGTAAAGAATTGGAGGATGCACTCGAAACTGCCACCATTAACTGGGTGGGTGCTTTTCCCTCTACGGTGAATGGAGATTTTCCAACCGAGAGGTATGAAAAGCAAGTTCTTTTATCTCGAGACATTCATCCAAATTCTCCTGTAAACTATCTCCCATTGGGAAGCCATATAGAATATATAGGCCAATGTAATGGAAGAAGTTCACATACAAAGAGTAAGGTGAGAACCACGCCTATTTCCGATGTAGTTGAACTTGTTACAGGAGTGAAGCGAGAACATGGTGCCCCAAAATTCCATCGCACGAGAATGTGGCAAGCTTCACTAGCCCATTCAGCAAATCCTAGTGCAGGAATTGAAGCCTCCCTCTTAGTGAAAGCTCATAAAGACTATGTTGAACATATAGTTGATAAACTACATGAACCAGAATTTTGTAACTGGTCACGTTATGAGTTAGCACCTATGACTGAGATGGAAACTTTATGTGGTAAAGATGGAAAAAGATTCATCGATGCCATGAAAAAAGGCACCTCTAAGGGTTTTCCATTATCGGGTCCTAAACGAGAAATGATTACATTATTGGACCCATTGGATTACCCGGAATTTCAATGTCCGGCAAAAGCTGATCCCATGATTATTAAAGAAATGGAAATCATGGAAGATAAGTTAGCTTCTGGCGAGCGTTGTTATTCCATCTTTAAGGCATGCGTTAAGGATGAACCCACAGAACTTGTAAAGGAGAAAGTTCGGGTTTTCCAAGCTGCCGATTGGGCAACACAAATGTTGGTTAGAAAATATTTTCTCCCACTTGCACGCATTATTTCATTGTTTCCTTTGGATTCAGAATGTGCTGTGGGAGTTAATGCTCAAGGACCCG